AGCAGGAGGCTCTGTAACTATCAACGAGATTGATCCTCTGGTTTTCCTCACCCTAATTGGCGCTTTTTTACTATGGTCTTACTTTCTCTACAGGCTACCAAGCCCTGATCAAATATGGAAAAAGAACAAATAATAAAAATACTGCCGACTAATGATAAGGACATATGAAACAACCAAGCCCTTGATGATGATATCAACTCTGGGGTGTAGTTTTTATTGTTAACTAGTAGTAACGGATAGGTATAAAATCCACAAACAATAACATAGAGTATTTACATTTGATGAAAACGTTAGTCACTACAATTACCTTTATCTCAATGATCTTCGCCGGAACTGCCTTTGCCGCTGGGGGCGGTGGTAACTCCAATGACAGCCCAGCAAATACGATCCACCCAAACATTAACCAAAACAACGGCCCCGGCCAGAACGCCAACCCAAACGGTGTTAATGATGGTGGTGGAAATATGCACGGTATTGGCAACAATCCCGGTAAATCTGGATCGAAACCAAACGATGATGGTGTAAAAGGTCAGGCGAACGAGCTTGAAACTATGCACGGTGGAATTGGTAACTACAACAAAAACGCTAATTAGGAGCTAAATAATGCACAGAGATGATGACGCTAAGGCAGTAAGCGATGGCGCTGCAACAACTTCCGGTACTTCCGCTCTAGCTGGAAACCAGCATGACTATGGCACAGACCGTGCTAAGAACACTACCCAAGATGTTGACAAAGACACGGGTACAGATGAACGCTACGAAGTAGAGTCTGCTGACCGTTCTAGTGCGTGGTTCCAAAACGGTAAACGCACCTATGACCTGCATCAGAGCATGGACACACAGGCAATGCTGTCTAACCAGCAGAACCTCAATTACCAGACTGTACAACGTGATCGCCACACAGAGTTGGCTTTCCAAGATGAACGCTCTCGTAAGAATGAGTTGCATCAGCAGACTATGCGCCACTATGAGGATCAGCACACGATTCGCTATGCCTCCGCAAGTGGTTTCTGGTCTGATACCGTTCGTGACGTAGCCGCAGATGTAAAAGAAATCAAAGCTCAAGTCTGCACAAAATAAAACTTGGTGACAGCGAAAGCTGATAGTCACCTAAAAACTGGGGTTGTGGTAGAATAAATTGTCTATCACAACCCTTTGATTTCTAAGAAAGAAAAATACTGCCGCCTAATGATGAAGGGGCAGGGTTTCACCCTTATTAGAATTATTATAAAGGTCACTACTAAAGTACCTACAAAGGTCTTTATTATAATTAAAATATTAATAAAATGAACTTAAAAGGAGGCCGATAATGGCTCAAAGTAAGAAGTCACCAAAGGCTTTAAAAAGGTCGGTTGCTGATCCTACAGATAGCTATCTAACAATCAAGCCTCTTTGGAAGCGCAGTAGGGCAGTCTTACAAGGTCAAGAAACAGCCTTAGCTCACGATGAGTTTGTAGCTGACTTTGAAGAAAACCTACTTATTCCTTTTTCACCTTCCATGTCTCAATCTCAGTATGATTTTTATAAGTCTGAAGCAGAGCTTCCGGGGTTGGTTTCACAGTATTCAAAGGTCCTTATTTCTGCACTCCTTAGAAAGAAGTCTGACCTTACACTACCAGAGGGACTTCCTGAAGAAGCTGAAGACTGGTTAACAACGAACTTTACCTTGGATGGTGGGTCTCTGTTTAACTTTCTTGATAACGCACTCTGGGAAGAGCTACAAACCTCTCGTGGTTGGGTCTATGTTGACTATCCTGATGTTTCGCCTGAAGGTTGGGACGCTATGGACGCAGAACAACGTCAGAGCATTGCCCCCTATCCTGTTCTTATTGAGGCCGAAAGTGTTATCAATGTTCAATCAAGTGTTCACCCTGTTACACGAATTAAGACAATCAACCGCTTTGTTACTAGGTACCTTGCTACAAAGTTTGAGGACGACAACCCTTGGCACCCCACCTATGTCGATACTGTTTCTGATCACTATCTTGATGAAAGCGGTTTATTTGTTGTTGACACTTACGAAAAAGAAGATTCTAACAACATTGTCACTGTAACAAACGGTGAAGTCAGACAAGAATACAAGGACAGTCTAACAGAAAGCGGTTTTGTAAAAGTCGGAACAGTAGCTCCTCAGATGTTTGGTCAACGTATCGATCGAATTCCAGCTTGGCCCTTGAACGGTCAGGTAGAACCTATTGAACCTATTCTTATGCCTCTTATTGAAAGAGAAATAGGACTGTACAACAAGATCTCCCGTCGTAACCACCTTCTTTATGGAGCAGCTACTTATACCCCTATTGTCAAGTCTGACATGGGAGACGATGAGTTTGACAAAATTGTTAATGCTGGTCTAGGTTCTTGGCTAAGGGTCCGCTCGGGCGAAGACATCACTGTCCTTGAAACACCTACAGCTGCCTTAGCAGACATGGACAGAGCTATCGCTTCTACCGTAGAAGAAATGGCTAAGATGGGTATCCGTATGCTTACCCCTGAGCAGTCAGCTTCTGGTGTTGCCTTAGAAATACGTAACGCCTCTCAGACAGCCCAACTAGGTTCTCTTAACGCAAAAGTATCAGGTACAATGCAAGAAGTAATTGCTTTCATGCTTAACTGGCGTTATGGTTCAGACTTTACAGGCCGGGATGTTGAATTCCAAATGTCTAGTGATTTCTCACCTATGGTGGGCGGAGACGCTGCCATGCGGCTTGTTTCCGAGTGGTACCAGCAAGGTCTTATTCCGCGCACTGTTTTCATTAGCATTGCAAAGTTCAATGATTTCTTACCTGCGGACTACAATGATGAGGACGCTATTTCAGAGATTCAAACAGATCCGCTTGGGTTTACCCCTAATGCAGACAGCACAGACGTACAACTACAAGACGAATAGGCCGCTATAGCTCAGTTGGTAGAGCACCTCACTTGTAATGAGGTTGTCCGGAGTTCGATTCTTCGTCGCGGCACCATAATAGCCAAGATACTCAGACTGTAAATCCGGCCATACTAGTAAAGGCGCGGTGTTCTTGGCTAACATCCTTACTACTCACAGGAGTACAAGATGAACGTTAACGATAGACTGTTTGATCGTATTATTGATCACATGACAGACGTAAGACTCTATGAACAAGGCTTGCAAGTAGAAAACGGAAGAATCATCCGGAGACACCGTAAACGCCTTAGGGATCTTTTAAAAGGAAACATACGGTCTGATGTCAAGCCAGAAGTAAGCAGGTTCGCTAAAGAACTAAACTCAAGTGCCTCTAGGGGCCTAAGAGAGTTCTCTACCGCAGAACTTGACTTTCACTCTGATAACTTACACAAAGAAGTAAGATCCTTTTTTAAGGTCAACAGACCTCGTACTCGTGAACTGCTGGCAGAGATCACAGGGCCAGCAATCAAAGGCCCAAAGACTCTTTCAACGGGCCTTGCTAACATTTCTTCTGGTGAGCTTGTCCGTATCCAAAACAAGGTACGAGGTGGCTTAGCCAAAGGTCTATCACAAAACGACATCATCAAAGATGTACTCAAAACCACAAAGATAACAGAATACCAAGCCCGGACTCTAACCCGGACTTCCATTACCTCTACTCAGACCGCTGCAATGAACAAAGTCATTGAGAGCAACAAAGACGTCCTAGCGGGCTATATGTTCACAGCTATTCTTGACTCAAGAACAAGCGCAATCTGTAGCTTTCATAATGGTAAAATGTATGGCATAGACGAAAAGCAGTACAGGCCTCCTCTTCACTGGAATTGTCGTTCCTCTATGATCCCTGTTGTTAAGAGCAAAGACGAACTCTCTGCTATGGGTTCTTCTGACAGACTCAAAAAGATGAAGGTAGACAAGTTAGATGTTGCCGACTTTAACGGTAAACCTGCTATAATCACAACCTTTAGTGAGTTCCTAAGACGCCAGCCTATGAACATTCAAGACAAACTTCTTGGTGGGGCTGATGCTGCTGACCTGTTTAGACAAGGTAAGCTTAAGGCTGAACAGTTTATATCTCCTGTAGGAAAAGCCTTGAGTATTCAGGCTCTAAGA